CCCAACTGACTCCATCCGATCCTAAACTTCAAACGAAGGATGTCAATGACAAACAACGAAGACGCATCAGCTGCCTTCAGCTCAACTTCTAATGAACGTCCATTGGAAGTTAACCCGGATCCAGCAACTACAGATCCATTTGCAACTCCAGAAGCCGAAGCTCCTATTATAGAAATCAATGAACCAATCAACCTACGTCCAGACCTCAACCTCATCGGCATTGAGGAAGTAGATCGAGGCATTTGCGAAGACACGTTCGAGAACCGACAAATCCTACGTCGTGCGAAGTTCAACTGGATCCCAGTCTACGCAACCAACGGAGTTCCAACGGGACTCATCCAGGCAATATCTCACGAGATGGCAACCGAGAAACGTATAATAAGCCTTGCCGAGAAAAAGCCCATCCTCACAGACCCAACGAACAAAAACTCTGATTATATAACTGGCTACGATCTTCTAGCTGAAGAAGCTGCGGACTATATCGTTCCGCCTTGGGTCATTGGAGCTACCAGGGCCTGGATCAAAGAACAAACGGAGCCCGTTAGAAGTTCAAGAAGGAAGCCTGCTGCACTTCCTACTCGTTGTACGAACGTCAAGGATGACGGAATTCGATGCCAACTCTGGTCTTCGGGACGTCTGCAAGATGACGGGCTTTGTCGAATTCACCTCAGGAGTGTGAAGCATCGTCCAGGTGATGACATCGAACGAGCTCGTCAGAAGTTATTCCAGGCAGCTCCATACGCCGTCGACGTTCTCGAAGATATGATGTCCAACGCAGAAAGCGAACCGGTAAAACTTAAAGCCGCCACCGAAATTCTTGACCGAGCCGGAGTCCGCGGAGGAATGGAAATTGACACGAACGTTTCGTTGGAAGTTAGGCCTGCAGCTAGCATCATCTCCGAACGTCTGAACAAACTTGCAACAAACGCAATCGAAGCAGCAGCAAGATTGAATGAGGCTGGGATCCTGGTAACTTCTAACGAAGTTGAACCGATGAGCACAGTCGATGCATCCGGTAAAACTTCTAACGAACTTGATTCGAACATTGTCGACGCTGAGCTCATTTCGGATGACGCACAGGAAGGAAAGGTAACGGATGAGTAACGATCCCAAACTTCTAACGAAGGCACGCGAACTTGCAGCTCAGCTCGCTGCAGACGTCAACCAGGCGTCCACTAGACTAGAACATATAAGACTAACCGCCAGAGCAAACGAAGCAGCGCATTTGCTTCAGGATCTGGAGAAACTTCTAACGACGGGAGAGATTGATGACGAAGAGGACGAACCGCGAAGCATTTCTTAAAGAGGCCGCAGCACACTGCGGGTATCAAGTTCGAATGAACAACCCATCCGTTTACAGTATCAAGTTAGGGTACCCTAACAAAAGTTGGAGCGGAGCTTTCATTGACGTTGTTGCACGAACCGTTGGGCTGAATCTCCCATCGCATCTGAACACGGCCAGCGCGCTGAGCTACTACTTCCAACGAGGACAAACTCACGTACGACCGAAACCAGGAGACATCGTCTTCTTCAACTTCTCACAGGACTCCGATCAAGGTATGCCACACTGCGGAATCGTTACCGACGTCAACCACTTCGCAAAGCACGGCATGTTCCAGTGCATCGAGGGCCAAACTTCTAACGGAACTCCAAAAGGAAGTTCAGCCAACGATGGCGTCTACAGACGAAACCGATATGTTTACGAAGTACTCGCCTTCGCGCGGCCAAACTTCAAACGAATGTTCATTGAAAGTTTGGACGACGGCAGCTCAGATCCGGCAAAACTTCTAACGAAACCGTCCGTTATTAAACACGGGCTTCAGCATGCGTACGTGATTCCGATTCAACTTGCGTTGTCTGTAGTTGTTGGACTCCGCGGAGCAAAACGAGGCGAGTGGGACCACAAGACTGCAGCTGCCTTCGCAAACTTCCAACGAAGAATTGGATACCTGGGAGATGACGTCAACGGACTTCCTGACATTCACAGTGCAAGACGTCTGTCCACAGAGGCAGGAAATCTTTTTAAAGTTATTGATTGAGAGTTGCATTCTTTTATATAACGTGCTAGCTTCTTCTGTATGGAAGAAGAAAATTTATATTGCTCCCGCTGTTTAATGTGGGTGCCGACGTCTAAGATATTTACCGAGATGGGCGAGATAACCGCGTGCATTGATTGCAAAGGAACTTGTAGGGACTGCTCGAGTGAAGTAGATGAAGACTTACTCGAACATGGATTGTGCATGAGTTGCTGTCTTGACATTGAAGAAGAGGCAGAGGAGAATGGCTACTATGACGAAGATTAATTATTGCTCAACATGTTGCAACTCCGAGGCAGATGCCGAACTAGTTTCCTCCTACACCGATCACAAAGGCAAACGCGCTTTTCAATGTAAAGACTGCATGGAGGGTTCAAACTGCTTTACGTGTGAATGTTGCGGAGATGGTTTAGCAACCGAATGCGTAGATTACAAACCGAGCGGTTATAGGGAGTGGTGGTGCTTGGATTGTGCCATAGACCATGACAAAACAGTTTTTAGCAAAAAGAACAGCTGGTATTATGAACAACCAGAAAACCTGACAGAGGACTAATGGAACCGTCATACACTTATCACGAATTTCTTCCGCTACCTCGAGGAACATACAGCGTTATTATTTATTACAGCTTTAGACGTAATAACTACGTTTTAGAAGTTTTACGCAAAAAAGGAGTAAAGTTTACCGCTGGCGGGGATTACTTTCCAAGAGGAATCATGGGAATGAATCTTGACGATGAAGAAGCAAAAGAATTACAAGCGGTTGGCTTTGAAATGAGAAAAAACAATTATGAAAGTGTCAGCGCAGTTCAATTTGTAAAAACAATCGAGCGCAATCAAAAGCTTGACAAACTAGCAGAATCTATTAGACTTACAGCAAAACTAAAACCTAAAGAAAAGGAAATCTAATGGTTAATTTTCAAAAAGTAGAAGAAGCTCTCGAAGAAGCACAAGGAATTGCATGGGACTCATGCCACAAGATCTATGTGCTACTAGATAAAGAGCAAGTTTCTATAATGCGCATTTACGAGTACGAGTACGTGTACGACACCGAAGACATGTCAAAAGAAGAAATGCTTGACAGGCTTATAGAATGGTATGACGATTCCTGCAACCTAAGGTTTATTCAATCAATCCGAACCGATTACGTAGAACCGAATGACGGTTTTGAAGATTTGATTGAACAATTTGCTGAATAACAATTCAGTAAAAAACTTCCCCGCCTAAACAGCGGGGATTTTTTTTATCCGCACGAACGCGCGGATTATTTCTCCTCGCATCCCGTCAAACTTCTAACGAAGCTCGTTAGAACTTCCACCATCCGGAAAACTATTCCAGCACACTGGAGCCGGTAAAACTTCCAACGAAACCGATTAGAAGTTGCACCAGGAAAATCCGGCCGCATCGGCTAACTTCCAACGAACTTCATCAGAAGTCAGGAAGCACCTGCACTCCAAATGGCAACTTGACTTTTTCAACCGAACCGATAGAGTATAGGTATGTTTATTATTTGGGGATACTATGGTGCGAGCTACAAAGGTGTTGACCTAACCATAGATAAAATCTGCGACCACTATAAAGCGTCATTTTTACACAGCTCATCTTTATCTTGCGACTCCTCATGTCCAACCAATAACTATGGTGATTGTCTTTTGAGATTTTGCTTGAACTGCGATGCGATCGGTATATACTACAACCATGAATGATTTTACGATAAGCGAAGACCGCAACAACGACTTAGAGGCTTGGCTGGAATACGGAAAGAAACAAGGCTGGATAATTCCAAAAGTGTTCTGTAATACTCATGACGGAGTGCCTATGACTGACGAGGAAATGACCGAGTTTGATGACGGAGGAGATCCTTGTATTCACGTAATCCGTATCTTTGAGGCTCCCGAACAGCAAGAACAAGCTCTAAGAAACTCTGGGGTCTAATAGCCTATTTATAAACTCCTCTAAAATTGGGATAGACCCTACGGAGGAATTATGAAACACATAGAGCTACATATTTTAGATACCGAGCAAGACGCTTTACTTGCCGAAAATACCGGACTGACCACCTTTGCGACCTTTGAGTATTGCTCAAATTGCGAGGAACAGATCGCTTTTACAGCTAACGGATTTTACCCTTGCGCTTTGGTGCTGTCTGAAATCGCAGACGAGGAAATAGAGTTCCTGATCTGCCAGACCTGTATTTCACCTATCTTAGAAAACTAGACAAAACATTTTTTTTAGTGCTAAGTTTTGTGTATGTTTGAAACAAAATACACAGAGCTAACGCTAGAAATGTGTCTAAGACTTGGCTCTCTTATTTATAGGCAAGGTCAGTGGCAGGTAGCACTAAAAGTAAATAACTACATCACAATAGACAAAATAACGATAATTCAATCAGATGAACTTGATAGTTATTGGAAAAGCGTTGAGTATGATTGGATAAAGGTAGATATAATTTGATAAAGGTAGAGAGGATTTTCTAATGATTTATGTTCGTCTAACGGATCAAGAACAAAAAAAAATAAACATAGGTGTAAGAAGTGGCAATGTTGGATTTGTAGCTGGCGAGTGGCGTTATGTTTATTGGGCAGAGAACAAAAAGGAATACAACAAAGCGCAAATAATTATTTTAGATAATTATAAAGAAGTGCTTGATGCGGGGGCTTGTAGCGATTATTGGGACATAATGGTAAATCCGATAAGTATGGAGTTCGGGGAAACTTACCTTAGATGATCACTAGACTTTACAAAAGTAGAAAAATCACTTAGGATTTCTACTAAGAAAACAAATGACGGAAGGACACTACAATTCACACTTCACAAATACTTATAGTTCAGGCAGATAACCACGCACAAGCTAGGGGGTTTGTTGGCACTTACTTAGCTGGTGGCGAACCTGCTTGGTCTGATTGGAACGAAGTAGATAGCAACCTTGATAGAAGTTTTGCTGGTCGGTGGGCTGGCGATAATCTTTTCGGTTCTACTGCCGAACACGACACACTACGCTATTCTGATGATCCTGAAACCGCTGAACTAGCTATCGGTAAGTATGTAAAACTGCGATACAGGGACATAGAGGAATACCGAAACACTTTATATAAAGAGGGTAAGTCGGACATCTTATTTACAGAGAACTACGACCACGAGGTAAAATACTCTCTCAATATGCCACTTTATTACGCTAGAAAACTTACAGAACTTCTAAGTGATGTATGGACACCCGATACAGCTATTTATGATCTGGACACTTGGTCTGCCAATTTGTCCTATTTCCGTAAGCGTTTAGATACTGAACCTGAAAAACAATTTTTAGTTTTAGTAGATTTCCATTATTAGACTTGACTTCCCTAGAAAAAAGAATTACGATTTCAGTATTAGCCGAAAACTAGACCCCGAAAGGACACAAATAAAATGGCTGAACCAACAACAAATAACTCTGCTACTTTTGTAGGTTATGCGTTATACACCGAGTTTCGTAAAGAAACTCACACACTACAAATTATCTACACGCCTGAAAGTATGGCTACACTTCCCGACACCACTTCTGGTGGAACAAAAGAGGTTTATGTTCCAACTACTATCTGGCGTAGGCAGATTTCGGAAATGAACCCTAGACGACCTTGGCGAGCTTATAGTCAAGCGTGGAAAGTCATAAACGATAGACGAGAATACCGACACAACAACTCTTACAACGCTGAAACTCTAACCGAGGATCAAGCAGTAGTTTATGCCATAGACACTTTGCTATTTATGGACAGAACTTTCCAAAGCATAATGGAACAGGGTTGGGAACTTTACAAAGAACCCCTTGTTGTTGAGTTTTCCAAAGAGGACTTGTTAGACACTTCTAATTGGAACACGCCTAACGCTTTGATTAGGCGAATACTAAGGTCAAGAAAAGCACACGATTTTTCTGATGATCTATTTGCTACAAAAACTTCTAGTGCTGTATAGTAAAAAAGAAAGTTGAGGACACTAATGATAAATACAACACAAAGTCTAAATGACGAACAAAAAGTAGCGTTAGACAGAATAAACGCTACCGAGAAACTACACGAAAAACTGCCAACTATGTTGGTAGCAGTATCAGCTCAAAAGGTAAATGAAACTGCCAATGAGCAACTAAAATCAAATCTAAGCAAATCTGGAACGCTAACAATGCGTAATTCCGAGGACAAAAAGAAAGTCGTGAAAACAAAAATGGCAGAAACGCTAACTTCTGAAAATGCTATCAAGCGACCTAATGGCGAGATGTATTACACTCGGACTTGGGGCGAACACTCGGACACCGAGGTTCTGAAAAAACTGCGTGGTATTAGTCAATACGCTTTACTTTATGGTGAGGCTGGTTGTGGTAAAACTGCTCTGGTTGAGGCTAGTTTCGGTGAGGAACTTTATACAATTCTAGGATCAGGCGATACCGAGGTTGGCGATTTAGTCGGTTCTTATGTCCAAACTCCAAGTGGAAACTTTGAGTGGATAGACGGACCTTTGGTAAAGTCAGCCGAAAATGGTGGCGTATTGCTAATTGACGAGGTTGGACTTATTGACCCGAAAGTTATGTCGGTTGTTTATTCCCTGCTTGACGGAAGAAAAGAGCTTGTAATCACTTCTAACTTGGATAGGGGAACAATAAAAGCAAAAGAGGGGTTCTTTGTAGTTGGTGCTACTAACCCTAATGCCCCCGGAGTTGTTTTATCAGAGGCATTACTCTCACGCTTTACAGCACAAGTGGAACTGACTACCGATTGGTCGCTTGCTAAGAAGTTAGGTGTCCCTGCGATTATCGCTACTGCTAGTCAGAACTTAGCCAAAAAGCGTATCTCTGGCGAAATCTCTTGGTCGCCACAAATGCGAGAAGTATTAGCGTTTAGAGATTTAGAGATCGCCTTTGGAACGAAATGGGCAGTAAGCAACCTAATCGCCATAGCACCTGAACTAGATAGACCTATTGTTGCCGAGGTTCTATCTAGGGTTTATGGCGAGGAAGTAAAAACTGCTAAAATCTAGGCTCTGTGTCCTGCCTAAGTTTTAGCTTAGGGGGTAGAAATCCTTTTTCTTGTTTTCAGATTTCTACCCCCGACAACTTGACTAACTAAATAAACAAGACTAGATTTATAGATACGACAACTGAAAGGAAAATAAATGTCGCACTTTGGTAAGAACGAACTTGGCGTAAAGAAAACTCCTAGTGAGTGGCTAAAAGTTGGTAAGTCTGTTGGTGAATTGGCTAACAAGTGGTCGGGTAGAACTGACCTAATTGCTTATGTAGGTGGCGAAATGAAAGCACCCGCACCTGCTCTATTTGACCCTGCTAGTGCCGAGATAGAAGTGAATAATGAAGTTTGCTTTGGCAGTTTGCCACCGACACTTATTCCCGATTTGTCTGATCCTGAAAATCACTATGACTTTCCAAAAGGCGTAGGTGCTATTTTCCACGAGGCACTCCACGCTAAGTATTCTCGCTGGTCTATGGAACTAGCAAGTAAAGAACTAAATGGTAAGCAATACAAAGCTCTCAACTTCTTAGAGGAAATCAGAATTGAGGCGTTTGGTTCTAGGGAAATGCCAACTAACAAATACTTCTTATCTGCTTGTGCCTTGGAAATTGTCTTAGGTGATGATAAGGCAGAGGACAAATTAGGGTCTATTGCTTTATCTGGAACTCGCTATGTAGCAAAAATGGCAACCCTAATTCTAGGTAGGGTAGATGTCGGTATCTTGGAACTTTCAGATGTTCCTGAATTGGCAAAACTAATTGAGGGCAAGTTGGGAACTGACCTTGTAGAGAACCTAAGAGAACTTTGGATAAAAGCATCTTTACACTCTGATCACGATAACGCTGAAAAACTTTATCCACTAGCTATTGAGTGGGACAGGTTAGTTTCCGAAAAGGAAAAAGAAAATGGCGAGGGTGGCACTTGTGGCTATCCGTCAGGCGAGGGCGATGACGAGGGCGAGGGCGAGAACGAGGGCGAGGGCGAGGACAAGGACAAGGGCGAGGGTAAAAGTAGCAGTAGAGAAAAAACTATTGAGGAAATCCTTGCCGAGATAGAAAAAGCAAAAGAGAACACCGAACTAACTGCTATTGAGAAACTTAGTAAGCAACAAATAGATAAGTTTTGGAAAGATACAGGCAAAGCAAGGGCAGATAAGTCTGCCGAAAAAGCAGAACACAAGAAGTCAAGTCAGCGTGTATTTGGCGAACCTGAAACTGATAAGGGTTCTGGCTCTAACTCTAAGTTGGTAGAAGTTAGAAAACCTACTGCTAGTGAAAGAGCTAGTGCTGTTCTAATCTCTAAACTTTGGGCAAAAGCAAAATACAGAAACAGAACTGAAACTAGGATCACTTCGGTAATGCCAAAAGGTCGCTTGCGTAGTCGGGCAGTTGTTCAGCGTGAGGCTCTGAAATCTAAGGGCGTATTTACTCCTGTGGAAACTTGGAAATACAAAACTCGCAAGCATACCGAAACTCCTAACTTGTCTATCGGAATTATGGTAGATGTTTCAGGCTCTATGGGTTCTGCTATGAAACCTATGGCTACTACTGCTTGGGTTCTAAGTGAGGCTGGTAGGCGTATCCAAGCGAGAACTGCTATGGTCAATTTCGGTTCAGGCGTGTTTCCAACTCTCAAAGTCGGGCAACGCTTAGATGAAGTAAATGTCTATTCTGCTAATGACGGAACTGAAAAGTTTGATTTGGCGTTTCAGGCTCTAAACGGACAACTAGAACTGCTAGACGGAAAAAGTGCTAGGTTGCTAGTTGTTGTTTCTGACGCTTGCTATACTGCCGAGGAAATCAACGCCACTAAGCATTGGCTCTCTCGGTGTATGAAATCTGGCGTAGGTGTTCTATGGATCACTTACGAGGGGGGACATTATGTAAAAGCTGTTTCTGCTGGAACTGATACCAAGATAGTCAAGGTCGGAAACTCCATAACCGAAGTTGCCGAGATAATCGGGAAACTAGGGGCAGAGGCTCTTACAAGTGCTAATGCGAAACAGGGTAGATAAAACTTGACTTGTTCAGGAAAATCTATACCATAGAAGTATCACCATTACGAAAGGAAAACTAAATGAGTGAAAACTGCCAAGACCCGAACCACGATCACGAAAAGGGGCAAGACCTAATGGAAGTAATTGCCGAGCTGGAAACGACAGAGGAAATTGCTGGACTTGCTATCCAAATCTTCTGTGCTATGGCTACTACTGCTGTAAATCTGGAAATGCCTAATCCGTTCTTTCACCGAGCATTTGAGCCTTACAAAGCATTAGCAGAGAAGTTAGGTATTCAGGAAATTACTGATCTAGTAATTACAACTGAAATGGAACACACATCAGCAATAGAGCTAATGGCTTCTCAACTTAGACACCCTGCTTTCAGAAAAAAGAGGGGTAAGAAGTAATGCCAAATTGGGTCTATAACAAAGTAGAGATTTCTGGCTCTAAAACCGATTTGTTGGAGTTTGCTAACAAAGCTAAACAGCAACACGAAACAAATTATTTATCTGATACTTGGATAAAGAACGCTGACGGAAACAATGTAAAGAACGAGGACAGGAAAAACGAAAAGAACATAAGCGAACCTTGTGATCTGTCTTTCTGGAACTTTGTATCGCCTAAGCAAGAACTACTAGATACTAACGAGTATTGGGGTAGAGAGGACTTTCCCGAAGGTTGTTGGTATCAGTGGAACATAGATAATTGGGGAGTGAAGTGGGACACATCAGGATCAAGCTTAGAAACTATCTTAGACAAGTTAGGCGAAACCGACACGATAATCTATCGCTACGATACAGCTTGGAGTATTCCCTATCCTGCTATGGAGGCTATGGTAGAGCAACACCCGAACTTAGAGTTTCAGTTTTATTGCGAGGAGGAACAAGGTTGGGGGGCAGAGTTTCTTGGCGTAGAGGGGGAACTCAATGAAACTAGATCTTGGGAAATACCGAGTTGCCACGCTGACTATGTTGCTAATGGTAGTGAGGATAGTTGTATTTGTGCCAATGATGATGACGAGGAAAGTTGGTATTCTGACTGCCCTAAACCTGTTCAGCCTTACAAGGTTGTAATCAGAACCGATTACTCGGTTATGGCTAGTGATCCTGCGAAAGCTTATGAGAGCATTACAGAGAACCTAGAAGTATCAGATAATACTTTCATAGAAGTATTTGACGAAACAGGAAATAAGGTTTATCCTGTGTTATAGAAATAAACTTCGGTAAGCTTTTTTCCTGCTTGTTGTGCTTACCGATAATGTGGATAGATGTTTCACAACTTCCTTTCTGCTATCCACAACCGAGGGCTAGGCGATTATTTTTCCCCCTGTTTCTAATCGCCTAGCTCTCACCAGAAAAGAAGTTAGTAAATGACGAAAGGAAAGTGTCTAGTGTTATTTAGAACAGCGTTATCTTGGGTGATCTCTGAATACCGGAAAGAAACAAGATACACTCTTAGGCAGATGATCAACAATACCAAAGCCGTAATCTCTCACAACTACCTATGGGAAGTAGAGCAGGGCAAGAAACAGCCTAGTAGTGAATTGTTAGAGGAAATTGCTAAGGCTATGGGAATGAACACAGCCGAGCTTGTTATCAAAGTTGGTATTTGTATGGCAGGTGGAGTTCCAGATTATCCACCGAAAGAGCTTGACGAAACTTTGGTAAATCTATAAACTTTTACTATCCAAACGAAAGGAAAATAAAATGGATAACAACACAGAGCCACAGGCAACCGAATTAGAGATCACTAATCTTTGTTCTTGTGAAGTAGAGAACGAGGAAACAGGCGAGAGTGAGTTTAGTAGTGAGTGTTTTGGTTGCTTTGATGATGATAAGCAATACTTCCAAGACGAGTTCTTAGAGCCATACTTACTTCATAAAGGTTGGACAGAGGAAACCCTGATCCGAGTTTATGGTGAGAGTGTGGGTTGGACAGGCAGTAATGGTTGGACAGATACAAAGGCAAAAGACTTGCTAGACGCTTTATCCATAAATGGCGATTACACGCTACGGATAAGTATTACGCCTGAAAAGGAAATGGTAATTACACGATCTAGCCACGATGAATACCGAGCTACATTTAGATTTGATTTATCGCCAGAGCAGGAGTATTCTGACGAGTAATAGACTTTCACTAAGCAGAACCCGAAACCGAGAAATCGGTGGAGAACCAAGATGTCCGTTCATAGAACCGACTAGTATGGTGGGTTCGGGGGATCGCTACCCTGAAAACTTAGTGAAATCCGACCGGAGTATGTCGCTAAACTGCCCTTGTTCCTTAGCAAGAAAAAACTAAGCACCGATGATACTAAGGTGTAAAAATGGAGGTATCCGTATTGGAGTTGATCGCAATACTATCCAGCTTTTTTGTAAGTTTAGTTGCTACAAAAAGAACTTGCTAAACCTGAGTAAGTTGATAAACTGCTCACCTAACAACAAAAAGAAAAGGAATAAAATGTCTGCTAATGAAAACTCAACAATAACTATTCAGGGACTAGTTGCTACAACACCTAGGCACATAATAACTAGGGAAGATTTAGCGATCACTAGTTTCCGTTTAGCAAGCCACACTAAGATTTGGGACAGACACTCTGCTCGCTGGATTACAAAAGATACTAATTGGTTCACCATTACTGCCTTTGGACAACTTGCTATAAACGCCAATACATCTATCGCCAAAGGGGACAGAGTTGTTGTGTCGGGGGTTCTAAGAGTTAGAGATTGGGACAATGGCGAGCGGGCTGGGACTTCGGTGGAAGTAGAAGCTTCATCTATCGGACACGATTTAGTTTGGGGAACTAGCACCTTTGTTAGAGTTTCTTACAACGAGGATAACGAGGGCAACCCTGATGATGAAAAAATGGATCTCACATCAGAGGTATTGGACTAAGCCACTCCTGAAAAACGGAAAACACCTAAGCAAGTGTCTAAACTGCTTATCAGCTTTATTTGCGACTTGCCAATAAAAAAGTTGCGAAATGTCGGTGAGTTGCTATAAACTGACTTGGCAATAACAAAAAACCCTAGTGAAAGGAAAACTAAAAATGGGTATGGATGTTTATGGCAAGAACCCTAAAAACGAAGTTGGCACTTATTTCAGGCGTAATGTCTGGGGCTGGCGGCCACTCTGGGACTACTGCGAGCAGATGTATAACGACCTAGTTGGTGAAGTATCTGGACATTACAACGATGGCGATGGACTAGACGATAAAGGCAGTTTAGAACTTGCTAATCGCATAAAAACCGATCTGGAAAATGGCAGGGCTAACGAGTTTATTGTTCAGAGAAACAAAGCTCTATCAGAACTGCCAAGAGAAACCTGCGAAATCTGTAAAGGTTCTGGAATTAGAACAGACAGGGTTGGCGTGGAAAATGGTATGCCTGACCGAGAACTGCCACAAGAGCAAGCAATTATTCTAGGCAGAATAAAGGGCTGGTGTAATAGCTGTAATGCCGAGGGAACAAAGGACAACTTCGCTACTTGGTATTCCCTAGACCTTGATGATCTAAAAGAGTTTGCCGAGTTTCTGGAAAACTCTGGTGGATTTGAAATTTGCTAAATAAGGCGAACCTGCCTAATAGCAAAACACCTAAGCAAGTGTATAAACTGCTTACTTTCTTTATCCAAGTGTGCTATCTTGGAAACATCAAAACCGAACAGGAAACGGAAATGGAAAATAAAAAACTACAACTAGCACTTATCTCAACTGACCCTGATACTGCCGAACAAGCGTTAGAACTTGCTAACGAGTTTAGCCAGACACTAGCCAAAGCTAATCCAAATAACTCTTTTACCAAGTATGCTGACCAGATGTTTATTACTGCTGACCTGATCCGAACTTGGAACAAGCGTTATGAAAGTTTGGCAGTAGAGATTATGAACCTTACGGACACTAACTCTTTATTTACAGCAGTAGATAGAAAACACACAGCAGACATAAATAGACTTGCTTATTCCGTAGTTCTTGCTAGGCTAGTAAAGCTTGCCGGTATTGCCGAGATGATTACAGGAGAATAAAAATGACTACTTGTGCTGTATGTAAAAAAATTGTGTCTATGTATGACCTAACTAAGTATGTCTATCGCTACTCAATTACCAATGTGCCACCAAAAATCTATGCTGTATGTAAAAGCTGTAATTGGCTAGATGTTCCAGAAACTAACGCCACCGAACATAGAGAATTGGAACTTGTCTAATGGACTTAGAGAAAAGCAGAAGTAAAGTTGTAAAGGGTAGAGAGATCACCTATTCGGCAGAATACGGGGCAGAGATACGAGCCACGATAACTTACCGAACACTAGCAGGGGAGTTATTAGCTAAGGTGAAGTATTACAACAGGGCAGAGTGTCTTAGAGATTATGCCGAGATCATCAAAAATAAAAAGCTCTTGGCAAGGGTAGAAAACTCAAAAGAGTATTTGACTTGGCTAGAAAACTATTAGACACGCCAGAAAAAAAGTTTCATAAATACTTGACCAAAAATACTAAAAGGCGTAATCTGTAAATACCGAAAGTTTCGGTAGCCGAGTAATCGGTATAAAACTAAGGAAACAAAATGGAAAACGAGACACCGCAAGAAGTTAGACTAACGAGCAAGAAAGTCAAAGACGCTTACGATCTAGTAAAAAGTCTAAAAGACCAAATTGCCGAGTTGGAAAAGCAAAAAGCACAAGCAACAGAAATCTTAGCCAATGCTCTAAATGGGGCTAAGCGAGCAGTAGTAGTTGGTAAGGGTTCTTATGTCTTACAGGCAGGAAAGAACACTAGCTTTGACCGAAACTTGATGAAAGAAAAATACCCTGCTGTATTTGACGAGTGCCTAAGAACTACCGAATACGAATACATCAAGTTAGTTTAGGTAGAAAAGATAACTCCCCTAATAAACTAAACCGAGAGTTTAGATTAGGGGAGTTTCTACTTTACGGAAAGAGAAAAAATTGGATCAACAAACAACACCGAAACGGAACAACACCGAAACGGAAAAGGATAAGCCACTAATTCATTTAGTAAAAGCCGATGAAGTAAATACGCCTAATGCTGTTGCTTTATGTGGAATAACGATCACTAGACCGCCAATAAAAAAATCTAAGCAACATAAACATAATCGGTGCGAGAAGTGTTGGATTATGTTAGAGTTGCTGAACGAGCTAGAAAACTAAACAAGTAAAGGAAAAAAAATGATTACTCAAATTGTAGAGTTGTATAACACCGAGAACCCTGATGAAAAACTTAGAGCTGTTGGCGAGATAGATACGGACAGAGTGTTCTTTGCTTATGTGGAAAGTTATGATCAGGAAACGCAGAAGTGGGACTTTGACGATACTTACTTACAATTCCAGAGAGATAGCGTAAGCGTTCTCAACTTGGAGTGGGACCCGGACTTTCTGTTGTTTATGGCTCTTACTTGGGGGCTACTCAAAAGAGAGAATAACTTGCCGATAGAGTATTCTGCCGAACTAGGTTGGCTAGTTAGGCGTAGAAAATACGAGCTTGACGAACAAATAAAAACCCTGTAAGTTTGGTTTATCGGTTGCTCTTTCTTGCCCACTCTCGCAACCGATAATGGCAGTAGTTTCTCTCATTTCCTACTGCCAAAGACCTAAGCAAGTCTATAAACTGCTTATTTCTTTACCCGAAACACGATCACCTAACCTTGACCTAAACCGATAAAGTATGCTTTACTTGATAAGTGGAAACTCCACAGCTTAGAGAAATGGAAAGTAAATGACCACTCAACAAATAATTTCAGCAATACCGCTAGCGTATTTATTAGTAGGGGCTATACCTGTTCTGGTGATAAACGCTAGACAGAGTAGAGTTCCAAATAAGTTTGTAGTCCCCCTGCTCTTTATCACACTTGCGACCAGCACGACTAACGCAGTTCTGTTCGGCACTTGGGCAAATTGGGGAATTGGATTATTAGCAAGTTTGTTTATGCTTATCGGTATGACTATTTGGCACGAAAGATCGGGAACTATTGGTATGGGAGATGTAAAGCTAATCGCAACAGGGCTACTAATTATCTGTTCCGTATCGCTCTTACACGCTCTAATTTATTTAGGGGCAGTAGTTCTAGCCTTTATTCTTGTCTGGCTAGTAATGCTATTTGTTCTTAGGGACATAGAGCGACTTGTAAAGGTTGCCCCTGTTATTCTGGTAATCATTATCGGTGTAAGTTCATCAGCACTATTCGCCTAAACACGATCACCTAATTAGTCCCCTTAGTCATTGACTAGGGGGATTATTTATTTACCGAAACGCTAGGGCTAAGCTTGACGGAAATAAGAAAATAGCCTTAGACTAGACACCTAACCGAAAGGAAACAAAATGGAAAGAGATACCGACAAAATCATAAACAGCCTGGGCGAACTGCCACTTAGAGCCTTTGTAGTAATGATAAAGAACCAAGTTTGCTTTGACGCATTAGAGAATGGGTATTGTTATCACCATAAGGGGAAATGTAGTGATCTACTAAATCTGGTAGAGAGAATAGAGAACAAAATTGCTAAGACACACCAAGAAAATAACTTGACGGAATAAACAATTCAGCCTTAGACTTTACATACCAAAACAACAACTACCGAAAGGAAACAAAATGGGAGATAGAGCAAGTGTCTTTATCACTAGTGAAAGTATGCCGAACCCGATAGAGCTTTATGGACAATGGGCAGGGCTAGACGGAGTGCGAGCTATTGCTAATGTCTTAGAGAGAACAAACAGAATAGGCGATCACTCATACCTTACAGCACAGGTATTCTACGAGTTCGCAATAATTCTGGGGGACTACACAGGCAACTTAGGTTATGGTATTAGGTCATCAAGCAACACCGAAAATGGCTGGAACGATAATCCCGACATAACCCTAAATGCCGATACAGGTTCGGTTTGGTATAAGGGCAAAATCTATACACGCACCGAGTTTATAGAGTTCGCAAAAGTCAAGGACTAGTCTAGAATTGTTAGGGGGGTTAGCGTTAGGCTAATCCCCTTAGCACCGATAAAGAAAAGAGAAATGAAAAATGGACAAAAGAGAACAAGAAATTAGAGAAATTGTTGCCGACCTAAAAAAGCTAAACTTAGAGAAAACAGCAATAACATCTCTAATAGACGGAATGCTGGTTATGTTTAGAAACTTAGATCCAAGAAGTCAGGGCGAAATAGATAATTTGTTAGAACACATAACAGCTACGGAAAAAAGATTATTGGATAACCGAAACGCAGTAGTAAAACTAAAAGAAAAGTTTGACGAACTTAGAAAAAATCTGTAAGTTTAGATTACCGAGAGAAATGGAAAAGAGAAATGGCAAGAACAAGCACCGAGAGATTACAAGAAACCAACACCGAATTAGAAACAGCGTTTAGGTTGATAAATGAGATCTGGACTAATGAAAGTCTAAAATTGTCCTTTATAGACACAACTAAACTAACAGCTGAACAGCGAGAACTTAGAGAAAAAATTGTGTCTTGCCGAATTGCCATAATGAACGCCTGTAATCAAGTAGAGTTATTGCTAGAAAACAACTAGCACCGAGAGAAAGAGAAAAAAGAAATGAAAACACTAGCCGACCTAAAAAGAGTAGTTGCTGAACCTAATGTAAAGCTAACGCTGATAAAGTGTATTGACCCTAAAACTGAAAGTGATAAGGCACACCGGTATCTAAACGCAACTAGGGCAGTAAAGAAAATCCAAACTAATGGTTTCTATCTAGCCGACCCCGATAATCCAAAAAAATCTGGATCGTGGATAGATTACGGAAAAGCTACTCAATGGGCATTCACCGACACAACAGCAACTTACGCTGATGACTTTATTATTCTGGTTTATAGGGTTGATAGATAGTGGGCAGTAAAGGTTATGTATTGCTATGGAAAGTAATACACGAAAACGGACAAGTAGAAATCTGCCGACCAAGTAAGTTAGAGCAGATACAGAAAACTAGCAAGCTGGTTGCTGGCGTAGATTATGAACCTTACAAGTGGGGAAGTTATGCCGACACGCAGAAATGGGCTGAATTGGAACAGCAAGGTATAGACTTGACCAATGAATAAAAAAATTATGATCTGGTGCTGGAGTTGCGGAACACCTACCGAAGTAGATTACATAGGGGAAAACTCGCACCGACAAGAATGCCCTAAATGCCAAGAAGTAAGAGCAGAACGCTATAAGATTATGAGAGCAAATAGCGAGAAAGCGAGAGCTGAAAATGAACAAGTTAGCCGAAATACTTAGATCACTAGCAGGGAAGTTATTTGGTATGGCACACCGACTAAATTGGTATGCTAGTCAATTAGACAAAAAGGCAAGAGAGATTAGACACGCCAAAAAATAAAGTTGCGGAAATTGTTGCCAAATGGTAATTTATTTATAGAGCAAAAGCTCACCGAAAGAAATGGAAAAGAAATGACCGAGAGAATAGATAAAGAAGTCTTGTTTGTAAAACTTGCCGTAGCCAAGTGGAACTTATCCGTAGATAAGAAAATAGATGCCCAAGACCCTTATTTCAGGAATTACCTAATACGGATACTATTTAGCGAACTTACCGATACAAAACTAGACGAGTGGATAACTTATTACAGCGAGAAAGTGGAAACTTGCCCCGACTGCCAAGAGCCGATTACTGATGAAAACCAGAGAATAGGTGATCTAGGAAATCCAGAGAAGTTTGGAAATTGTGTTAGTTGCTATGACCCGACACCGACTAATTAGGAAGGGGGAGAGATGACGGATAAGGTTGCCGAGAAAATCAAAAAAATCTATGACCAATTTGAGAGCAGGGAGATTACTGCCGAGCAAGCACTAGCAGAATTGGAAGTAGTTATTGCCAAAATGAACGATTAGGCAAAACACGATCAAGAATAACCTTGCCGAGCTGGCAGGGTTATTTCTTTACCCGACACGCCAAAAAAAAGTTTGCCGATAAACTTGCTAAATTGTTTCTATTCGGGCATACTGAATAAGTGCCGATGAAACGAGGTGAGAAAATGGCAAGAACTAAAAAGGTTGATACTTGGACTTGGTTTATTTCTAAGTATGAGCAACAGGGCTACAAGTCCCTAAATCAGTTTGCTATCGCAACAGGCTTACAGAAGTCTAGCCTGAGCCGATACTTTCACAAGCAACGACAAATCCCGTCAGGTATGATGGCTACTTTATGTCGTGAGCTGGAAGTTTCACCTAACGAACTGATGATCGCATTAGGCGAGTGGAAGTAGTGCCGAACACCTGAGCAAGTGTCTAAAAGGCTCAACAAAAAAATAAATAAAAACACGCCAAGGGACTTGACGGAAAATCTAAAACACCGCTAGTCTTAGATTAGTTAGGTAAGTTGCCTAACGGAAAAAGGAGATTACTAAATGAGTGGATACGACATCGGGGGCGGTTATGACGCTTGGAAAACCGCTACCCCTTGGGATAACGATAAAGAGATAACACTTTACTTTGAGTGCGAGTGCGGAGTAGAGAACGAAGTTGAAGCAGTAGTTTCAGGGCGATCTGGAACTGCCGATGTTGAGTGTGCCGAGTGCGGTAAAACTAATTCAGTTGATTATGGAGATGACGAGTGAGCAAGGGTAAGAGAATACTTATCGCAAGTGCGGTAATCACTAGCGGTTGCTCTATCGGGTATCTGTTAGTTTGCGTAATGCTAATCGCTTATGGTGCTAGTCCTAGCGGTAATACACCGCTGGACTACTTGGGTTATGGTGCGGTATTCGGTTTGCTAATGTCTGTCTGGTTCGCTGTGGAAGTGATTAGGGGTAAGAGATGATACCAACCTTGTTGCTGTTTGCGGTGTTCTCTACTGCTTGCGGTATTTATTTCGGGATCACTAATAATAACCTTGCTGAGCTGGCGTGGGGAGTATTCTTGGGCGGGCTGTTCTGGTTTGTTGCTATGGTTCTAATAGTTGCCGAGTTAGCACCAGCAATAAAAAGCAAGCACCGAAAGAAAAAAATAAAAAGCGTGTAATTGGGTTTCTCTCATTTCCCCGATTACGAAAAACACCTGAGCAAGTGTCTAAACTGCTCTAAAAAATTATCTGCGACACGCTTGACTAAATAGATTTAGGGCTGGTAAGTTTGGAGTAGTTAGGTAAGTTGCCTAACGGATACGGAGTAAAAAATGAGCAAGAGAAAGTGCGGTCATACTCACTTACTAAAAAAGAATTACAGGGTTTATCAGTGGGTAGAGATTTACCCTGATGGCTATGACGGAAAATGTGAGATGAAAAAGTTGGAGTTCTCTGCTCCAATAAAGGCTCGCAGTTTCCACGAAGCAATAGAGATCGTAAAGTTTGATGAGGAAATTATTGGCGATGACTTTATTGGCTACCCTGACGATAACTACCTAGACAGCCACCCAGAGATAGAAATTGTTTGGACAGATAAGGTTTCTGCCGAACTTGTCTAATTCCAACACGCCGAGCAAGTCCCTAGACATCTAGGGGCTTGTTCGGTATCCTAAAAATACATACACCGACAGAAAGTAGAGAAAATGAGCAAGTATGTAAAGCACCTAACCAACGATCAACTATTAGAACGCCTTGCCGATGAATTGGTTGATACTCACGAAGAAACAGCAATAGACCTAGCGTATTGGGAAACAGCCCGAGAAGTTGTAGAACGCTTTTACGAAGTCAATGTTTCCGTTTCAATAGGCGAAAAGAAAACGACTAGGGGGAACTAATGAGCAAAGCAACGCAACTAAAAAAGAGTAGTCCCGAGTGGCAGGAAATTATCGGGGCTAATAAAAATTGGTTTAGTGCCGAAACACTAAACTTTTTTGGATCAACTATTTTCTGGGGAACTCTTACCAATACCGGACTAGGCAGGGTATTCATAACGAGTGAGTGGAATTACACTCACGAACAAAAGTTATTTACTATCCGTCTAGTGAGTGCCGATAACAAGATAGACAATTATGGCGAGTTTCAGGGGTATAACTCTCTTGCCGAAACATTAGAAGTTATCGGGAAACTCTAAACACGATCTAGAAACTAAACCCTTGCCGAGAAATTGGCAGGGGTTTATTTTTTGGTTGCCGAAGCTTCGGGACACGCTAAACACGACACGCGGGGAATGTTGCTAAATGTCTGCGGTTAGGTGTAGGGTTTAGATAGACCATACGAAAGGAAATCAAATGGCAGAAGATAAAGAAAATGACTACTGCGGTTATTGTGGT